CTTTGAGATTTTCAAGAAGCTTGAAGATCTGCGCAACCTGGCAAATGATTCTGAACACAATTGGAGTTCAGAAGATGAAAGCAACTGGAATGCCTGTAATGGCGATTATGACCGAGTAAGCAGAAGCATTGACTTAACCGAACGAACAGAGGAACTTGAAAAGCAGCTGGAAGAGAAAGCCGAAACCCGGCAGCTGTTCAGGGAAAATGCCCCGGAAAAGGTGAGGGAAATTCTGCCCAGTGAAGAGGACAGAAATGATGCGCTTCAAGGATGGGCCAGGCAGCAGCTTGGCATGGATCTGGAAGAGCGCCACCAGGTAGCCTGTCGGAAATGTAATGTTAACCCGGCAAAGGAATACTATGAAGCCAAGTTAAGCCGGGCCAACTATGACACCATCAGGCGGGAATTAAGAGCGCAAAGCACCACCGACAGTGCAGGCGGTTACACGATTCCCGAGGGCTTTGTATTCGAGCTGGAACGGGCGCTGCTGGCGTTTGGCGGTATGCGCCAGGTCAGTTCTGTTATCAGGACGGATTCCGGTAATGATTTGCCCTGGCCAACGGTAAATGACACCACCAATGCAGGTGCCATTCTTGCCGAAAACACCGAGGTGACTGAACAGGATGTGGTCTTTGGATCTGTCACCCTGAATGCTTACAAGTACACCAGCAAGCTGGTTAGGGTTTCGGAAGAGTTGATGCAGGACAGTGCTTTCAATCTGGCACAGGTTCTGGGTTCTCTCCTGGGTGAGCGTGTTGCACGTATCCTGAATACGCACTTTACAACCGGAACAGGCTCTAGCCAGCCCAATGGTGTTGTTACGGCTGCCACTTCTGCTTTTACGGCAGCCAGTGCCACAGCTATCACAGCAGCTGAAATCATTGACCTTTTCCATGGTGTTGATCCGGCCTATAGGGACTCTGATTCATCGGTGTTTATGATGAATGATTCGAGTGTTGCAGCTGTGCGCAAGCTCGTTGATTCAGATGGACAGTTCCTGTGGCATACAGGAATGCAGGCTGTCACCCCAGATCGGCTATAGGGCCGGGTTGTGGTTATCAACCAGGACTGCGCTGACATTGCCACCGGAAGTAAGCCAATTCTCTTTGGGCAGTTCAACCTGTACAAGATCAGGGACGTGGCATCTCTCAGGCTGCGCAGGCTGGTTGAAAGGTATGCTGATTATGATCAGCAGGGCTTTGTTGCGTTCAGCCGCCATGATGGTGATTTGCTGAATGCAGGTACTAACCCCATCAAATTCATCACTATGGCCTAATCCATGAAGATTAAATTACTCTGTGGAAGAGCAGGGCCAACACTGTGCCAAAAAGCCGGAGATATTATCGACGTTTCCGGCGATGAGGGTAAAAGACTCATCGCATCTGGTGCTGGTGTAGCAGTTAAGGGGGGCAGCGCTAAGGGCGCTGCCCCTACTTCTAAACCCAAGAAGAAGGCCGAGTAATGAAAATAAAACTTCTGGTTAACTGGCGCAGGGAAGAAGGTACCCATTGTGTCGGGGATATCATCGAAGTTTCAAAGGCAGTAGGGCAGCGCTTGGTGGAGATAGGCCAGGCGCTGCCAGCTTCCGGCAAAAAGGAAGCGGCAGCCGTGAAACCCGACACCGAAAACGCAGCAGAACCTGGACCAGAAAAGAGGTAGTTCATGGGCCTGGCACTGGTAACAGCACCCACAGAAGAACCCTTAACGCTGGCAGAGCTGAAAACGCATCTGCGGGTGGATACCACCGATGATGACACCTATATCACTGGCCTGGGGCAGAGTGCCCGGGAATGGTGCGAAGGGTTCTGCAATCGGCAGTTTGTAACAGCAACCTGGGACTGGTCTATAGATCGGTTTCAGAATGAGCTGCTATTGCCAAAGCCAGAGCTGGAATCAGTGGGTTCAATTAAATACATTGATTCAGACGGTGCCACACAGACAGTGGCAGCCGCCACCTATGATGTAGATATTGACCAGCAGCCAGGCCGGGTGCGCTTGGCCTATGGCAAGAGCAGGCCGAATGACCGTAGAGCCACCCCCAACTGCGTGACAATCAGGTTTGATGCAGGCTATGGCGGGGCCAGCGCTGTGCCTGAAACCATCAAGGCAGCCATGAAGCTGCTGGTGGGCCACCTGTATGAACACCGGGAAGCTGTGACCCTGGGCCACTTGTCCAGATCCTTGCAGTATGGCCTGGAAAGACTGCTTTACCCATACAAGATGCCGGAGGTGTAAATTGCTGGCAGGGCGTTTGCGTCACCGGGTGGAATTCCAGAATGAAAGCCTGGCCAGTGATGGGCAGGGTGGTTCAACACGTACCTGGGCAACCAGGGCAACAGTGAGTGCATCCATCAAGCCCCTGCGGGCAGAAGAACGGTTTTACAATGAACAGCTGCAACACAATGGCACGCACAGCCTGCTTATCAGGTACAGATCAGACATTGAAGCCACAGACCGGGTGAAATATGGCAGCCGCTATTTCCAGATCGTTGGAATTATCAACACCAACGAGCTGGATAAGCAGCTGGTGATCACCTGCAAAGAGCTGGACCTATGAAATTTAATCTACAGATCAGCAAGAACAGCCAGCAGGTGGTTTTTAAGCGCCTATTGTTGATGTCTGGGGAAATACAGCGGCAGGTGGCAGAAGAGGTGGACAAGTCAACCAAGGCCATCAGGACAGAAGCCAGGGCCAGGGCACCCAGGGACACAGGCAGGCTATCCAGATCCATCAGCATTAAGAAATTCAATGACGGTTTAACCGGGGTGGTATACACCAGAACCAGCCGGGCAGGGTCCAGCTCAGGTGTTGGCTATGCTCACCTGGTGGAATTTGGCAGCGGCGCTTTCTATTCACCACCCAGGGGAGTGGGGAAAAGGGGCGGCGGTGGGCCATACAGACCAGCCAGCAAGGGCATGTTAGGTGCCTGGAGTGAAAGAAAAAACCTGCCAGCATTCCCAGTTGCCCGGGCAATCGGTATGCGTGGCGGCGTAAAAGGCAGGCCGTGTCTTTTCCCGGCATTTGAGGGTGAGAAAAAGAGCTTTCAGCGTGGCCTGCGCAGGGCTATCTGGAACAGGGGCGTTTTAAAGTTTGCAAGGCGTAGGGCGGCATGAGCGAAAGACTCCCACTTAATTCATTACAGAAGGGCATCTATGGCCGCTTAACAGATGTCAGTGTTGGTATATCAACAACCGTTTATGATGAGGTGCCAGAAGGCACAGCGCTGCCCTACGTGGAAATTGGCAGTTGTTCTGTAAGCCTGGATCTGGAGAAGATCAGCGAAGCCACCACCACCCTGCATGCATTCAGTGATAGTGCAGGGAACAAGGCCTGCAATGATATACTGGAGGCCAGCATCGAGAGCTTGACGGGTTCAGCTCTAACATTAGATGAAAGTTTTACCCAGGCGCTGTGCCGCTTGGAAATGGCAGAAATTTTTAAGGAATACCATGCAGATGGCAAACTAGTCAGGCATGGGGTTTTAAGGTTACGTTGGATACTTTCCGACGATTCATAAGGAGTAAAGACAATGGCAGTAGAAACAGGGCTTTCCTGGCTATTTTATGTAGATACAGCAGATGATCCGTCCAGCCCAACCTGGGCCAAGTTGCCCCAGCAGCGTGGTGGCAATCTGAATTTCAGCAAAACAGACGTGGATGCCACCAACAAAGACAACAGTGGGTGGGAAGATTCTGTTAGCACCAGGCGTGGCTGGACTGCCAGCTGTGACGGGGTGTATGAAAATGATGATGCCGCTATTCAGTATCTGATTGATACCAACCAGCTTGCCGCATCAACCACCAACTATGATGTTTATATCAAGTTGGTGGACAAGGCCGGAGACACCTATATTGGCAGTGCCACTATGGATTCAATAGAGCTTGATTGCCCAGAGGGTGATTTGGTTTCCTATTCTCTCAGTTTCACCGGGCGTGGTGCCTTAACCCTTACCAGGGCATAATTCAATGACCGAAGAACCTACGTTCCCATCTGGCGTTTCCATTAACCTGGACCGTGAAAGGCGCATCAAGTATGGGCATAACGCTCTGTGCGAGTTTGAAAACGCAATGGGCAAACCCATCGGGGCATCTTTAACCAGTGAAGAACAGATAGGTTTTTCCACAATACGTGCATTGCTGTGGGCTGGCCTGCTTTGGGAAGAACCTACGTTATCCCTGGAGCAGGCCGGGTCACTTATTGATTACGTGCCAGAGAATGAGGCATCAGAAATACATGATCGGGCCAGGTACGTGGCAGATCGGTGCCTGCTGGCATTTACAGCGCAACACCCAAAGGCAAAAAAAAAGACAAGGGCCAAAGCACAGGCCAGCTGAAAACCAACTGGGATGAGCTCCTGCGCATGGCATTCAGGATTAATCTGGAGCCTGCGCAGTTCTGGAGGTTAACCCCCAGGGAATTTCAGTTAATG